AGTTTGCCTGATGTGGCAGAATCAGCAATACTTGTAGCAGTAATGTTGGCTTGTGTTGTAGCCCCGTCTAGCGCCTCAACTACCAACGTATGAATTAAATTATTCATGGGTTATTCAGATTGTTGTTGTTCAATAGAAGTTGTTTGGTATCGTGGCGATTCTATGGCCTCGATGATACTTTTCACCGCGAGATCTACAATTTCGTGGTGCGTGTGCTCTGCTAGCTCGCAATCTACGCTTGTTGACAGGGTAATGTCAACCGGTTGACGCAAGTAATCCATGTGCAGTGTTTTTAATATAAACTTTTCTCTGTCCTGGTACACTCGAATTTCATCATCGTAGACAATAGCCAGCGGATACTCTGCACGAGTTTTAGCAAATGGGTTTTGTTGGTGTTGATACACCTTATCCTGTTCAACAATGCGTAAATCGCGAGTTGCTTCAGGGTCTTGCGCATCGACCTGTTCCCCGCAATGGTTCACATGAAAAGTCACGCGAGCATTAACGAGGAACATGTAGTCGATAGGCAAATCAAAATTAACGAAGTCAACAGCACTATTAGGCTGCACCCCGTCCGTATAATCTACAGAAATCAGCATACGCAAATCGTCCATACGTTTTACGTTGCCTTCAAATCCTAATCCCTTAGGGTCTGTCTGTCCATAGAGACGCTGTTTAATATATCGCTCCTGAGCACGGTTCAACCAAAAGTCAACCTCTTCAGCTAAGAAGTAATCATAGACCGATGAGGCTACCTTTTGCAACCCCTGATCTACAGCATAATGCATCTCTTGTACAGTCATATCATGCGAAAGCCTTCATCTTGGCTTTTAGCGCCGTTAAAACGTTAGAATTTTTCTTGTCCTTCAGGAAGAGAACGGCTTCTTCCATCGAGTCTCCTAAGGTAATATCACCATCTAAAATGCTGTTGCCTACTCGACGAAGGGCCTCTAGAGATAGCGCCTGGTTAATGAGGGCTGTCATCTCTAAGTTCTTATCTGTGCAAATATCGATAAAGTACTGCGGATCATCTTCCTGCAACTCTTCTAAAGTCAGTTCTTTCTCATCATTAGTCAACTTTGCCGGATTGTAACCATAAACATGCAATACCATGTTCATACGCTCTTCGTTATCGGAAAGTTTGATGAACTCTTTGTAAGCGTTCTTACGGATAACAAGGTCTTGCTTAGCTTCTTGCAGCTCTTTACGACCATCGGAAATATAATACCGAAGTTTTTTATTCCCATTCAACAAGTTTTCTTCTGCAGCAACGTGTGGATGTGCCAGTACAAACTTGTACTTGATATAATCGATTACACTCAATGGATAGCCTTGGTCATCCAGACCTACTTCAAGGTCCAGCCCACCCATAGGCACATCTACTGTTAGATTTAAGTAGTAATCTCGACATGCTCTACCAAACTCGTTATCGGTAGGGCTAATGCCAATAATTTCAGGCAGATATTCTTTCTGCTCTGCAAACGTCAAGCCTCGGATAATATCTCCGGAAGCGGTAAAGACTGATCCAATTTTACGCTTGGACTCTGCGTAGACATCATCAGGCAAATTAGTGTAATTCGGCCGACGATTGACGGTGATTAAATGTGAGGACATATCTATTATAACTAGTGAATTTCTATTTTCAAGTAAAAGGGGGAGGTATTACTGCCTCCCCCTCCAACTTAACCAAAACCTGTCTTACGACTTAGTGCATTCTAAGTGCAGACAGTTCGTAGCGCGACGGATAGCAACACCGCATTCTTTCATGAAGTGGACAGAAGATCCATCCACATCAGTAGCGCGGAGAGCGTTACCTCCGAATCCAGGAGGTACAGATGCACCTGCAACTGCCCAACGTACCAACTCACGTCCCTTACGAGAAATGTATTGGATGTTACGCTCGCCATCGTACGTGCTCATATCAAGGAATACCATACGGTATGACTCCAAAGGCAAACCAGTAACTGGGTGACGGTCAGCGTTCAAAGCACGTGCTCCGTGGTCAAACAGAGGCAAGTGACGAACAGTAATCGTGTGACCATCGATGTGCTGGTATGAAGTAAAGAATCCGCCCAATACCAAGTTAGAACCTGAACCGCCAATGAAGCTGCTAGGGTCTGTATTCTTGATGTATTGACCGTTAGAAATCTCAGACTTCATAGCGTTGTCAAACTCTTCCATACCACCGATACCGGTAAACAACACGATGTTCATCTGCTGAGCATCAGTAGCGCCATACAAAGCGTCACGTACAACAGACTTAATCTTAGCTGCAGTCAAGGTAGAGTAAGTATCAACGTTAGGAATCTGCTCGAGGACACCAGAACCCAAGGTAATTGGCTTACCGTTGTCATCCTTCAAGTGGATGAGACCATTAGCGTCACGGTTGTACTGCGAGTACCACAATGCGTATTCAGTCTCTTCCTTCCAACGCAACATGTGCTGGTACTCCTCAAAGTCATACCACAAGTTGGTTGAACGACCACCAACATTGAATTCAAAGTTTACAATACGGTCAGGCATGTTACCCTCGTATGCGTAAGACTTACGAATCAAGCTGATTTGGTTACGCATTTTAGAAGGTGCAACCCAGTGGCTTTCGTTACCGCGAGATCCGCTCATTGCAGCCGGAGCGTACAACTGAACAAACATCTTGTTTACGAAATCAGAACCGCCTACGCCAACTCCGTCAGCAGCAACCAACTGAACGCTGTACTCATAACCACCAGCAACAGCTTGTGGGTCATCCATAACACGAACCTGAGTTCCGTCAGGAGCCTCCAAGATGTACTGACGTACAAACCAACGCTCGTTAAAAGTCAACTTAATACGGGTATGATTAGCACCAGTACCAGCTTGAGCAGTACACTCAACGGCTTTGTTCATACGGCCCATTACTGGGTAATCGTACTCAATGTCGTTGATGTACTTAGTTGCACCCATACCTTCAGTCAAGAAAGAAAGCGGGAATCGCTTGTCTTCTTGTCCAGCCAAATGGGTAATAACTGGAGAGAGTACGTCTGGCTGAGTAAGAAGTGCAGCGGCAAGGCTGTTCTCATCAGTCATAGACGCTGAGTTGAAAGTGTCTTCGTATAAACGAAGCTTTTTAATGTTGTCAGCAGACATGATTAATAAAATTATTAAGGGTTATAAGAGATCTTTAAGTGACGGCAGCTTCTTTGGTGCTGTGTATGACGACTTACCGCCCTTCATACGCTGTGAAGCTGGTTTATTCTGCTGCAGTTTCTGCTTTAAATTCTGTGCTTTCTTAGTATTTTGTGTGTTACTCACGAGCCGGTTGAGGTCGAAGTTCTTCCACAACAGATACTCCATAGCAACTTGTGTTTCCACATCCATTTTTTCGCGATCAACTAAACGCTGTGTGCGACCTTGATTATCTACCGCGTCAGACATCCAGCTATAGAACTTTTTGCGATCAGCTGTAGGGATTTCAAATCCACGCACAACCCCCTGGTCTATGGTCGACTTAATAGTTGACCACTGCTGCTCTATTTGATGGTTTCGTTGCTGTGCCTCTTGCTGCTGACGCTGAATCAGTGTAGCTGCTTCTTGCTCTTGCATTTTTTGCAGTTTCCCAAGACTTCTATTTGCCTGACGCTGCAAAATACCCGCATCAATGTAGTCTTGTACCGTTTCAGCTATTTCCTCCCCAGTATAACCACTGCGCTGTAAGAAGTCTTCTACAACTGCACGTTGAATACCGACATTATCTTCAGTAATCTCTACAGCTGCATAATCAACAACAGGCGCCGTTGCCTGAAAATACTGCTTAGGGTCACCACCATTATAGCGGTATTGAACATACTGTTCTACATCAGGGAACTGTGTAAACAAGCTATCTAGCTGCTCCTTTGCAATTTCTTGAGCAACTGCATCTGCAAACTTTGCAACTCCATCATAATCCTCAGAGAAGTCCCCTTGAATTTCATAACCAAGTTTAGATCGCAAAACATCAATAACGCTTACTTCATCTTCTTGGTCTGCATCAGACGTTTCCTCTGCAACCATTTCTGAGACTTCATTAGCCTCTTCGTTTTCAGCCTCTATTGATTCTGTTTCTTGCTCAGCTTGTTCTTCTACCTCTGCTTGCTCTTCAGCAACAGGAGTTTCTTCTTGAACTTCTGGCTCCGGAATATTTGACGGAGCTTCATTGTTAAGCAGGTTCGCTACGCTTACCTGACTCAAGTCTAGTGATTTTTCTTCTGCCATTGCTACAAAAGTATTTGATATACCGAATTATATGACGTTTTCAGATACCGTTCTGATTATTTTATTAATATCAACTTTTTTGCTTTTGGAGGTTGACTTTTTCACGCTCTACGTCAAGTCTAGCGCGGTCAATCTCGTCTCTTCGCCCATTCCCATCCGCATCTGACGTGACTTTAGCTGCAACATCCATTTTCTTTAACTCCATCTTTAACAGACGCTCTCGTTCATTCTGGTCTGCTTGGAATGCTTGTTCTTGTTGCTTCATCTGCATCTGCCCTTGTGCTTGCGCTTGTGCTGCTTGCTGCTGCGCTTCTTGTTGCGCTTGCATCATTTCCTTTTGTTTCTCATCTACCTCTCCAAGCAGCTTCTTAATCTTACTAAAGTTATTGCTATCTAAAATCTCCGCAATTGTGCTAGGCTGCTGCCCATTCTGCGCAAAGGCCAAAGTCAACTGTTTGATTTGTTGTAGCTTGTCTTGCTCGCGGCTGTTATTCTTTACAAATACGCCATACTCAGCTTCTTGATACTCTTGAGGGTCAATGCTAACTAATGCAGTACGTAAATCGCTAGTTACATAAGTCATTTTCTTACCCTCTCTCCACGCAATCTTGCTAGTATCAATTAACCCAGCGTACTCGCGCTCTAAGAAAGACTCGAAACGACGGAATATCTCTTCACTAATTACCGATGACTGGAACACCGCGCGTTCAGTAACGCCAACACCATCAGATGTTTTTACTTGACCTTTTCGTTGACGCGATACACCAATATTTTCTTCCCACTCAGCTTTAATTGCCTGCAATAGCTGGAACTGAGCAGCGATGTATTGACCTAAAGACATATCCAGTACTTGATACTGGTTAAAGGTTACGCGCTCACCAGTCTTGCCTTCCGCTGTAGAATCAATAAATGCAAAGCCCATAGCATCAGCGTAGTACATAAACTTCTCCTCATCCCACCCATGGCGTTTAGGAATAGTGTTCATTTCCATAAGCATAATCTTGTCTTTGTTCTTTGCAATAGACAACTCTAGCCGGTAATGGAAAACATTGTACAATACCTGGTACGGCAATCCCATGCTAATCACGCTGACATTGTCGCTATGGCGATTACTGTATACACGACCATTATATGGCAACTTGCATACAGAAATATTATTCATTTCGTTGCGCTGAACCGGATGAGGTTGGAAGCTCACAAAAATGTCTTGGTCTATCTGATAGCCTTCCCAGACTTCATTAACCCAGTAGTAAGTAATATCGTCGGTGTCATCTTTTTTATAAGATTCATCAACAACCATTTCCTGCTCCTGCCCTAGTTCGTCCGTGTACTTGAGTATCCCCACGCGTGAAAACGATTTCCAACACACGTGCATGACTTCTACCATGCGGTCGGACTCGTCGTCTTCTGGTTTATTGATAAACATGCTTTGGACACCTCCATAGCCGCTGCGGTATTTACCTGTAGGCTGCTCTAGCTGGTCAATGTCTTTTGGAGAAAGCACGTCATAAAAACGATCAACAACCTGATTGACACTCATAATTTGACGGCGTACAACCCAATC